GTGGCTGACCGCTCCGGAAGCAATTGAATTTGGATTGGCAGACCATATTGTGAATAAGAGATCATGATAACCGTTACCGATGCAGCAAAGGAAAAGATTGTATCGATCCTAAACGAGGATAATGCAACTATGCTTCGCTTTGGATTACAAGGCGGTGGTTGCAATGGATTTACATATTTCTTTGCAATCGAACATGAGGCTGTTGCCGAAGATGATTTTGAATATCCTCTGGGAGATTCGCATGTAATGGTAGTCGATGCCGCAAGTAGTATGTATCTTGAAGATGCAGTTATTGATTATAAGAAAGATATTATGGGTGAGAGTTTTGTATTCAATAACCCATCACAGAAAACAAGTTGCGGCTGCGGAAATTCGGTGGGATTCTGATAAATAGTAGATCACAGGGAAACATAAAATGAGCGCACCATCTAAAATTCTTTTTAGTTTAGAAGGTGTTAGAGCTCTCTATGAATATGGCCTGGGGCATTTGCTTAATGCCAATTTGGTTAGTAACTCTCCGAAGGGAGATGGTCACCATGTTCTTATTTTTCCAGGACTCTGCACAAATGATAGTTCCACAGCATTCATAAGATCCTTTCTCAATGAGTTGGGATATAAAACACATCCCTGGGGATTGGGTAGAAATCTTGGGCCGCGTGGCGGAATGGATAAGTTGCTCGAACAGATAAGTGCCCGTGTCCACGAGGTGGTTGCACAAGCCAACGGAGAACAGATCAGTATTATAGGATGGAGTCTGGGTGGAATATATGGCAGAGAGATCGCTAAACTATTTCCAACAATGATACGCCAGGTAATTACCTTAGGGACACCGTTCAAGGGTTCGCCGGAAGAAAATACATCACTCAGTTCTTTGTATGAAATGCTGTGTAAAGATACAAGTCACAAAAATCCGGATATTATGAAAAGAATATCTACACCACCACCAGTTCCGTTTACTTCTATATATAGTAAGTCAGACGGAGTTGTTCACTGGCAGTCCTCAATTGAAAATGAAGGGCCTTATATAGAAAATATCGAAGTATCAAATGCAAGTCATCTAGGTCTCGGGCATAATCCTGCATCAGTGGCCGTAATAGCCGACAGGCTTTCTCAAAAGAAAGAAACCTGGGTGCCCTACAAGAAAAAATAATAAATCAAGAATAATTCAAAGCCGGGCATGTCCCGGCTTTGTCATCTTAGTTAATTTGACTTTTTTATAATATAACTGTATAATACAACACATGACACACTGGGGGAAAATTATGGACAAAGATACATATGTTCCTATGAATAAAATTATCAAAGATAAAGAAACACAATGGACATTCACTCATATAAATTTGCCATATTATGAAATTGCTAAGAAAGGTATTATTATCTGGTGTGTTCAGAATCTAGAAGGAAGATGGACAATGTTAGGCGGAAACAAATTCGGATTTGAAGATGCAACCGATGCAACAATGTTCAAAATTCAATTTGGACTCGGATCCGAGACATTATAAATAGTCAGTTATGGGAGAAGTTATTATGTACAACGTTTCAGAATTAAAAGACAGACTTATAATCATCAAATCATCTGAATTAGATGATGCCACTATACTTGACGAAAATTATAGGCAATTGATAAAGAATACTGCCTATACAGCAGAGCAGGAGCAATATAAGATGTTGCATAGTCTTGTACAAAGAAGAATTGAGATGCTCTTAGGAAAATTGATACAGGATAATAACAAATAATGATAAATTTATCGAGACAAATTTATGCTGCGTGGGACACAGGTCTATCGAAAGATAAATTGCCCGAAGCCGAAATTATTCCTATCGGAGATACGATAAATGAGAAGAAAAAGATAGAAACTGTTACATCCAAATATCCTGTAATTGCCGAACATGATAATATTCCATTGCCCGGATTTACCTTATACAAGATGGGAAGAAAGAAATGGAATTCTGTAGATCAATCCTGGCTTGTTATTGACCCTCGTGGATTTTTAGTTAGAATAACAAACGACAACCTAGAGAAAATCTTATATGTCACAGGAATTACGGAGGGCCTAATACAAGAAAAATGTGTTTGGATCAGGGATGATTCACAAACTAGAATGATATTGGTTCCCATTAGTTCAGATGAATATACTGAGGCAGTTGTAAACACGCAACTCATTGAGGATAAGGTCGATAAAAAGACTGTACAGATAGGTGACCGCGTATTGCTTCAGAATAAATTAGAGGGAATTTATTTGGGGATGATGTCATTATACGGTCCCATTAATAATTATTCAATCGGTAATGAATACCGACCACAAACTTACCCACGCCGCCATATATTAGAGGTTGAACCAGGAAAATATCATCATCAAGGTAATTTTAAAATATTAAAGATTTTAGAAAAAACAAATAATCCATTAGAAAAGCAAGAAGCCGTAAAAAGAGTAAATCAGGAAATTGCAACAGGCACAAGTAGATTCACAGCCTATACTGATTTTACCCTACACTCTGCATATTCTAGAGGCAAGGTAGAACTAGCGTCTATAAAGACAGTATCAGCAGTAGATATTTCTTTTATAGAAATTGATTTTGCAGAAGCCACTTCAATATTTAATAATTCGCTAATAGCGTCGGATATGGGTAATTTACTTCTATCAGATAGTTCTGATAAGAATTATGTATTAGATTTGCCTTACATTTATTCACATGGCTTTACAACAACATCTTTCGAAATCACTCAAGTTAAAAACAAAATAGAGCGGTGTAATAAAATAGAATTAATTGATCCAAGGCATAGCTGGGGGAAGACAAACCGAACCCGGACATTCCATAAGTTGACAGACTTTAAGAAGTTCTATAAAATAGTCAAACACGTAAAATCAGATTCATATTAAGGAATAGAATGATAAAGAAAATTGATCTAAACAAATACGCAGATTTCGTAGACGGTGTAACCAGCCAGCCGAGCAAAGATTTCGATTCATTTATGCGCAGGGTGCAAGCCTTGCAAGATGCAGGTGCCAACATTCCGAGATTACTCACTGCTGGCATTGGTCTCGCAAGTGAAGGTGGAGAATTTGACGAGATCGTTAAAAAAATGATCTTTCAAGGAAAAGAATATAATGCAGAAAATATATTCCACCTTAAGAGGGAATTAGGCGACATTATATGGTACTGGATTCAGGCATGCATGGCACTGGATATAGATCCAAACGAAGTCATTGCTGAAAATGTTCACAAATTAGAAACCCGATATCCTGGAGGTGAATTTGATCCTTGGTATTCCGAAAATAGAAAAAACGGCGACCTATAATTACGCCTGCTTAAGGCCCTTTATGAGACCAGGCGAACAAGAACCGAATTATCACTATCGCCCGTGGTTAGAACATGTTGTAGGTGAACAACACGTTGATTGGCAATGGGATCTACACCCCGGTATAGTTGATAACCTGTGTATATGGTTTGTTAAAGAAGAACATGCAGTTTTATTTGAATTATCATGGTCATAATATGAGTGAAGAAGTCCAACATTTTTTAACACCAACTAAGGAAGAACAAGTTCTGTTGATTCTTGCTGGAAAATGCCCTCACAATGCTGGGTGGGAATATGTAGGGCACGGTCATAATGATGATGCATATGAATGTTTACTTTGTAGAGAAAGTAAGTGGTATTGAGAGCGATTGTTCGACATTGGCATTATGCAGATGGCTGGAAAAATGTATTAGCAGTTCTGCAAGATGAGAATAAGATCCCAACCAGTGGCACATACTTTGATAAAGATGTTGTTGGTTGGCATTGTCATGTTTATACAGACGATGACGAATTTGAAAAATGGATGAAAGAAAATATGAAGGGCGAATATGACTGTACCTTTCGTTTTAATTCTGGAAATCCAATCCTTGCTATTCATATTAAAGATGATGAAGACGCATCCCTTTTTAAACTGAAGTGGCTATGAGAATTCTGAAGAAAGAAATTTGGCCCTATACGATAATGGTTAACTCTGCCGCCGACATCGACGCCTGGTGTTCATTGTCGATTGGCAAAGAATTCAGAGATTGGTATAGCTATGATGTGGATGAAAGAAAACGGGTCTTTGCATTTAAAGAAGAAGACGATTTACTTATTTTTAAATTAAGGTGGAAACATGCAAATTAGAAATTTATTCAAAGATATTATTAAAGATATTACGGCATGGGCACATAACGAAAATTCTCCAGAGGCTGAGCCTGTCAATTATACAAATCCCTTCTCTAAGCAGAAAAGACTGGCATCGAGCCCAGACGGCCATGGAACTAATGTTTTTGAAGACATGAATAAAGGCATGAATCTTATCATATATAGAGCCTCGGGAGGTACTATTGTACAGACATACGAGAGAGATATTGTGAGTGACAGAATTAAGTCCTCTCTATATGTAATTACAGACAAGGAAAATCTTGGGGAAGAAATCGGGATGATTATAACCCGGGAAAATTTAAGTAGATAATAGGAATATAATGAACGTAGTAAATAATGAACTAAAATGGGATCTTAGATTCCTGGAACTGGCAAAACTTGTTTCGACATGGTCCAAAGATCCGAGTACAAAGACAGGCGCAGCAATTGTGGCACCAGATAGACGCGTAGTTTCGGTAGGGTTCAACGGTTTTCCAAAACTTATGATTGATCTTCCGGAAAATTATTCCAATCGAGAGGAAAAATACAGCCGAATTGTTCACTGTGAGATGAATGCATTGTTATTTGCAAAAGAAAGCACTGCTGGATGCACACTATATACATGGCCATTCATATCCTGCGATCGATGTTTTGTTCATATGGCGCAGGCAGGGATAACACGCTTTGTTGCACCGTTGCCATCTGCAGAAATAATTTCCCGATGGGGAGATGCATTGGATCGGGTACGTAAATATATAAAAGAGACCGGACTAGAATTAGTAGAATTGGACATTCCAATAAATCCAACTTGACATAATCTGCCCTTTACAGTAAAATATAGACTCAACTACCTTTTAGAAAGTGTAATATGAACAAGCAAAAATCCACAGTAGGTGCTGAACCAGTCAACCTTAAGGAAAAAAATGCAGCTCATACCTTCCGTGTTACGATTCGGGATCGTGACCATTTCTACAAGCTTGTCAACTGGCTGAACGCGAATGTCGGCAAAGGTCAAGACAAGTGGACCATGGAAGGCCGTGTTCTGAAAACCCTTAAGCAAGGCAAATCAGTTAGTCCGAAGATTTATATCTTCAAGCAGGAATTCGATCCCACCAGTTCGTTGTACCTGAGCCTTCTATAATAGACTTCCTTTAGGAAGTCTATTAATCAATGATTAATGGAGAGAAAATGAAACAAAAAGGTAAGTGCATTACTGGCGATCCCATCATTGTTGATAGCTATACATGTGACTGGATGTCTGTAAGAATTCATCCGGGAAGTTATTATCGCCGCCAGGAGGAGATTGCCGCCGGTTTAGAAAAGGCAAAAGGATGTTATGCCGAAATCGACATGGGACAATATGTCGTAATTCGGTTCTCCAACAAAGATGATATGACCGAATTTCATCGGCTTCATCATTCATATGTATAATGAAGAAATTATTACATACAAACACTAAAATCTTCTTCAACTCGCCATACATGGTTAGAATTGAATATCCGAATGACGTCTTATATGACAATGCTATACGGAAATATAGAAAATTAGTGAGGGAGACATTCAAGATCATTCAGGGTACCTGGGGATATTGCCCA